AAAGCTAGATGTTCCTGTTGAAGTTACGTTACCTGTAACATTACCAGTTAAATTGCCTGTTACGTTACCCGTAAGATTACCCGTTAGTACACTAGATCCGCTAGTTGTTACACCGCCATCTTTAAGAAGAACACCATCAATAGTAACACCAGATGCTGCTGTAGTTTCATTAATAGTATTTGTGGTAATAACTTGACCAGAACTAACAACAATATTGTTGCTGCCTGTTGTGTTACCTAATGCAAGAATTTCAGATAGTGTATCTACAGTAGCTACTTTATTATCTACGTAGGTTTTAATAGCTTGCTCTGTAGCTAAGTGTGTAGCACTAGCAGAAGCACCCGACAAACCACTGTCATTACGAATACCCGTAACTGTAGTAGAACTATTAATATTTAAACTTGTACCAGTTGTAAGCGCACCGCTTGCAGCAAGAGTTGTAAACGAGCCTGCCGCAGCAGTAGAACCACCAATAGGTGTAGCATTAATAGTAGAACCATCAATAGTACCACCATTAATATCTACAGTAGTAACTGTACCTAAATCTGACCATGTACCTGTTAAAGAACCACCACCACTAGCCGTTAATGCACCACCTACAGTAAGCGCACCACTAACGTCTGTAGTTGTAGCGTTAATGTCTAATGTAGTAGTAGTAATCTCTACTTCAGCGTCAGCATCAATATCAAGTTGACCATTGACACTTGAATTAATAAAGATAGCATTATCACGAAACTCAATCTTTTTATCAGTATCAATAAGAACACTTTCACCTAAACCATCAATATACGCTTTACCGTCAATATATAAATCTTTAAATTGTAGTACACTAGTACCAATGCTAAGTGTGTTTGTAGTCTTAGGTTTAACTTCACTAGCGCTAACAACAAAATCTTGTACAGGACCAACAAAAGTAATTGGACCGCCTTCAGCAGCAGTACCGTCATGCGTATGACCAGACGTACTAAAGGCAGTTACGATAGCGTCAAATTCACCGTCAAGATCCGCACTGTTAATATTATTACCGTCAGATATATTATTAGACGTCTCGTTTCTTGTATATCCCGTACCCATATGTTATCTCCTTGCGTTGTTAGCGTATTCTATCGTAACAGCGTCTAATGCAAATGAAGGGTTAGTACCCACACTTTCAAATACTAAAGATCCCGTGTAGCCTGATCCTACCAACTGCGCTTCAAATACGTACTGTAATTTACCACCAAATGAAGCTGTTCCATATGTACCTAAACCAAACAATGATACTGAACTAGATGATTCAAGTATGTTATTTATAAGAACACCTTCAGGCTGTATTCCATCTACTTGGTCAAAGTCTAATTTTAAATACGCATCAAATGAAACAATACCTGATGGATCTGTATACAAAAACATTTTATAAAATGTCTTACGTACTCTCGGATCTGTTAGTGGTAAATTAGGCGTAGCAAATATTGCGTATATATCAGAACCATCAAAGCTATTGCCCTGTTCTAACTGATAAACATAACCATCATTATTACCAAAAACAATTAATTCAACACCATCGTTTAAATGACTATCAGCGGTAAATGCTGCTATACCTCTTGTTTCTGCACAGCCAAATCCACCACCACCTTCTTCAGATAATTGTGTTACAATTATACCTAAAGCGTTTTCTTCTGTGTAAGATGGATTATACCCCAATAGTCTATACTGAGATTTACCCCTAATAGTTATACTAGCATAACTAGTACTAGCACTAGTGAAGGTAGTAAACCTACTCTGTATTGCCTTTGACACATTCTGAAAGTTAAAGTCACCTACTCTGTCTGTAGCACCCAATAGTCTTAGACCGTCTGGTGCTAGAAACATTACGTCAGTACCTATTTCTTGAATACTGTCACCTGCTATACAACCAATGTCTCTAGTTACAGGATCTAATCTAAAGTCTGCTATAGTAGAACCTGCTATCTTAAAGATTGAATTTTCCGTAAAGATAAATAATTGCTCTCTAAATACAGATAATCCAACAATGTCGTCACCTACATTTAGTGTACCAGCACCGTTGGCAGCACTAAAGTCCGAATCTGTATATACTGCTGTGAAAGTTATATCAGAACCTTTAGCAAAAAACAAGCTATTTTTAAAGTTTTTTACGTGTGTAGCTGCATTAACGTCAGTCGGCGCACTATCTAAAACGGTATATGTACTACCATCATATATTGCTGGATTGTTAGCTCCATCAACAAATATAATTTTATCTGTCCCATTAAAGTTATACCGATCAAAGCGAAGTCTCCCAGCACCGTCGCGAGATACGGATAAGAATGTTATAGCTGCATTGTCTGCTGGACTGCTAGCTAATGCAGGATTAATTGCTAACGTAGCGCCACCTGAAGTAACCGTTGCGTCAGCAGTTATAGTATATACTTTATCTACTCCAGCTATTTTAAATACGTCACCAGCTTGTGGCGCTGCATTTAAACCATCTACCACTAAACTAGAGCCTGTCTGTGACCCACCATTAATTTGTACAGTACCATACGAAGGTATATTAATATGAGTAAAACCCGATCCTGTAGTTTTAAACGTATCAAAATTACGCTGCACTATTACCGTGTCTTCGAATACAGCTATGCCTGTCATTAAATGTTTTGTTGTTGTAGTTACAAATGTTATTTCTGCGGCATTAGCAGGACTACTATCTAGTGACTCAGCTAATGTTAATGTTGCTCTATTATTTGTAGCGTCAAAACTAAGACTGCTTATAGTATATGTTCCGGTAACACCTGCTATAGTAAATGTGTCATCTGCTTCTGGTGTTTTGTGTATGTTTCCTATAATTAATGTCGTGCCTGTTTGTGAAGCACCATGAACAACAGGCTTACCGTATGGCGGTACTAGTGTACTGTCATACTTATTATAACCATTAATACGTCTATAACCACCTTCAATAGATGGCTCAAAGTTACGTAATATTGTAGCACTACCCGGAGCGTTTAGACCCTGCTGTAAAGGACTAAGATTGGTTATTAAACCACCTCTAAACTCAATAGGGTAAGTTTGCCATGTTTCCATTATAGTGAATCCAACGATGAACCTGCGTTAGAAGATGAAGCAGCTAAACGTGCGCCACCCTGATTGTTACTGACCATATAGCTACGTAGATACTCATACCTATTAATAAGCATACTACGCATATTCTTAATACCGTCTTCAAACTTCTGTAATGAAACTGTAGCCATCTGTGTGTCACCCCTAAACAGATAAGCGTAGTACATTGACCCATCTACAATAATATGTTTAAAACGTTCGGGTACATTGGGAACGTCTGTAGCTATTTCTAAATCTACCGGTATACGATAATATTCATAAACAACGGTATATGCTTTATCTGGTGGAGGAACCATTCCGTACTCTAATGACGGTGCATGAAATACATAATTAGGTAAGCTGTTACTTTCACTAAGTGTCTTATACTCTTGTGATATAGCTTTCTCTAAATATTCTTCGTAGTCTAATACCTTTAGTTTTTTAGTATTAGCACTTATAGAACTATCTTCTTTAATTCTAAAACTATCAAATGATATAATCTTACAGTCATACGGAAATGGGTAGCGTGTTATGCCAGCCGTAAGCGTATCTTCTTGTGTTACATGATTAAACGGCCAGCTATATTCAGACTGATTAATATGTCTAAGTGACGCATTAACTGAGTCTTTAGCATGAGCATAAAAACCTTTAGCTGTACTAAAGTTAGCTGACGTTAGCTCAACTTCATTAAGCCGTCTGTTTATTTCGTTTACAAGACCGAGAAAATTGTATGCCATTATTTCTCTCTTATAGTTAGTTTAATAGACCGTTCAGCCGTGCTTCCTGTATTGTCTGTCATACTGCACATGAAGGTATATTCACGATTAAGAACACCACCACCAATGTTAATTGTAGCAACAGTGTTAGTGTTTGATGATGATACATTTTGTATACTGTCTGTAACTGAATTACCAGATGCAGTGGTTAAGTCTTCACCGTCTGCTAGTGTAGTCTTACCAATCTCATTGGTTTTAACGTACCAAATAACAGAACTGATTGTTGTGTCTTCCGCTTCTAAAAAGCGTGACCAATCTACACTATAGTCTAGTGTTTCATCAGGATCTTTAACAGGCCATCTAAAAGACATTCTACTACTCCGCTACGTAAACAGTTCGATCATACGAATCAGTTTTTCTTTCTACATATACAGTACGTTGTTCTTTAGGTACTCGTATAGTTCTTTCATATGTTGTAGACATTATGCAACTCTCGGTATATACACACAGCGCCTTCTACTATACTGTGTTTTAACTGCATCAAAATTAAATACTACGCCTATTGGTGTAGGTGAACCAACCGTAAGGTTTAAGGCATTAGTAGTAAGAACATGCGTTACATGCAGTGTAGGTGTACCTACAGAACCTGTAGCTTCTACCCCTACAAAGCTATCTACCAAGTACGTAATAAACGGTACGCCAATAGAGCCTGTAGCTTCAACGCCTGTCGGTACTACAGCAACATTTGGTTGTGCTGTACCTGATGCACCTGTTGCAGAAACACCGCTAACATTTGTAACAATATTAGGCTGAAGCGTTCCTATAGAGCCTGTAGCGTCAACACCATCTACAGAGTACGTTAAGTTAGGTGCTACAGTACCAGCACTGCTAGTGCCTTCTACGCCGCTTACAGGCTGTGTTATTGGTACGGTAAGGGTACCTACGCTACCTGTAGCAGATACGCCTGTAGAGGGCTGTAAGACCGGTACAGTGACACTTCCAGAACTACCTGTACCAGATACACCACCTATGCTTATATTAGCAGTAAGACTATATGTTACACTGCCTATACTACCAGTAGCAGATACACCCGTGACAGCTACATCAGCGTCTATGTAGGCTCTACTAGCTAATGGAAATGAAGCTAGAGGTGATATAGCGGTCATATGTTATGCCTTACTCGGCGTCTTGAATTGTTAACACGCCTTCTTCTACTTGGCGCAGGATCTCGGCGTAGTGGCGGTTGGCTGGATCAATTGGGACGGACATATCAACGCCGTCTATTGTGGCACGGATGCTTGTGTTTTCTTCAGTCAATAC